CATCCAGAGTTGCATGTAGCAAAGGAGGATGATTTCCTCGGCTGTGAATTGTGGCTGAATCTGCGACTGCTGTTCGGTTTGTGTTGTTTTTCCCTGGCTGAAATAGCAGTCTTCCAGTTTTTCGAACACTTCCCACGCCCGATCGGTTTCGAGCATTTTTGCATGACGGGCTGCGCCGCGTTCTGTCCATAGGATGAGGGAGCGAACGTTACGGGCAATTTTCACAGAGTAGTTAAAAGCTACTCTGTGCTTGAACTCACGTAAAGTTTCACCTTCAAGTTTGAAGAAGTGTTTTTCCTCAATGAAACGACCTTTGTTTTCGTGGTGATTCTGGCGAATACGAATAGCTTCTGTGCCGTAAAGGTGCGCCAAAAGTTCAGTAGTGATAACGGGGATCTGCTTGTAAGTAATCGTGGAGAGTGTTTCAACAGAAACTTGAGTTGTCATAGTGACGCCTCCGGTTGATGAGTTTTTCATTCACCACCGTCAGGTTCCTAATCATCGGGTGGCGAGACGTACAGGGTTAGGAACTACCGGATCAACCAACCGGCCAGCCTTTCGGCTGCCCCATACGCCCCACCATAATTCAGATGTGCGTGTGCATACGACAATAAAAAACACGCTCGCGGCGTGTGTCTGTCGCGGTTGAATATCCGGGGTTCCTAATCCCGACGCCAGATTTTGCTGGCGTGCGGTGAATATAATCCCGGATACCTATTTTTGTCAAACAACCGTTGCGCATTACACAACAGTCGCTATAATGATTCGCGTAACGCAACAGGAAACAAGCATGATAAAAAGCTGGAAACACAAAGGACTTCAACGTTTCTTTGAAACAGGAAATGCATCAGGCATAAATCCCAATCACGTTAAACGCCTGAGAACGTGCCTTCAGGTAATAGATCAAGCTGAAATCATTGATGATATTAACCTTGCCGGGTACAGGCTGCACCAGTTGCAGGGGGACAGATCCGATACATGGTCTGTCACCGTCTCCGGTAACTGGAGAATCACATTCGAGTTTCGGAACGGCGATGCTTATATTCTTAACTACGAGGATTACCACTAATGGCGATGTTTAACCCCCCTCATCCCGGAGAAATTATTGCTGATATTCTGGAAGATCAGAATATTGGAATCAGGGAACTGGCAAGAGCGCTTGATGTCGCGCCTTCCACTGTTCAGCGACTGGTTTCAGGTAATGCGACAATATCTCCTGAAATGGCTGTTCGTCTCGCTGCTGTCCTGGGTGGAACTCCGTCTTCATGGATTCGTCTCCAGACGGCATGGAGCCTCGAAAAAGCGGAAAGAGAAGTTGACGTATCTCATCTCTCAACAAAATACCGCCCGGCAGAAATTTCGCCTCATGCTTAACCACCGCGCCGTCATTCTGGCGGCGTCGGAGAGTGGAGGATATCAGGTTCCGAACTCTGCTTTGTTCTCCGCCTCCAGGATTTCTTCAATCTTCCGTACTCCCCGATTATTGTATCGAAAGCTTTCTACCTGCTTATCCGAATACGGGGATTTGTCGATGAACCATTTCCCGTATTGTTCTGTTTTGAGCATGTAGGTATTGGCAATGCGACCGATCTTGTTTGCAGTGACGCCAAACTGTTTACCAACCTCTGTTGCACTGTAGTGATGTTCATCAAGAACAGGAAGGGGGATAACATTAAAACCAGCAGAACGGTTAATCACTGAGGCGTAAGCAGCCTGTTTCGCCTTGTCGCCCAGGTGCGGTAAACGATCCAGAACGCTTGAGATAACCTCCATTTCCATTTTCAGCGCTTTAGCTTTGCGGTATTCAGGAAGGCCGTTTGATGGTGTACTTTTCTCCTGTTTAAGGCTGTAAGTTCCTGTCTCCATCAGGGCTGGGAGGACAACTTCACAAACCCAATCCTGAACCCGTTCTGCCGATGGTAACGAGCTACGCATGATGAGACGAAAAGCGTCACCTTGGCCAATAAGTTGAATTCCTCGCGGATTGTCACCTAAACCTAATTCTCGCGATTCGCGATAATTAAGTTTAATCAATGACTTGCAGTGCTTTTTCAATGCGTCCGCCGTGTTGGCGTATCCCAGGGCTTTTGCGAATGGAGCAGCCAGAAACACAGGCTTACCCTGATAGAAAGCTGCATCCAGCCCAACGATATTACCCTGTGAGATTTCGCACTCAAAATGTTTGATAATAGATTTCATATCATTTCTCCTGTTGGGGGTTACGCAAAAGAACGGCGGACGGCTTTCGACTCACGTGCGGCGACGCGAAGCGCTTGTTTATAGGTCATCACAATAACAACCTGATCCGCACCGCCTTTTTTCTTATCCATGGGGGTTACGAAAATTTCGTAACCCTCCCCATCAAGTTCATCTTTGATGCGTGCAATGAAGTCGTTGTTGCGTACTTCTTTTTCACCGCACAGTCTCCGCGCTTCATTCACCATTTTCAACAGAGCCTGGCTGTCGATAGTTCCATTTTTCATTACATTATTTTTCATCGTTTTAACCTCTCAAGCTCGCCGTAGCGAGTTCAGATAAAAGAAATCCCCGCGAGTGCGAGGATTCTTATTCACCTTTGACGGCAAGTTGCAGGTTAGCCACGACCTTCCTCCTTTGGCTTGTGAATTTGTATCGTCATGCCGCTTTGAGTGGTGACTACAACGACAGAACCAGGCTGAAGGCTGTTAAGATTGAATGCTTCGTAAAATGAATCCAAGGCCAGTGCTTTTTTTATTCTTTCGGTTCCACCAACGCCATCCCTTGCTACAGGCTACACTGACAATCCACTGTCCACTCCTGTAAGCCATATAAAACCAGATGAGCAAAACCTGAAGGAATGCTATCCAGTCAATAATCGTATATTTCGCGAAGGAGTCCATCAATTAACCTCCTGCGGCGGTTCTGGTAGCGGCATCCAGTGGGTTACTTTCGATGCCGGTTCTTCCCCATCGTCAGTAACTGCCCACCATTTGTTTCTCGACCAATCGTAATACCCTTCGAAGGTATCGCACTCAGTCCAGCCGTAAGACTTACCCCAACACCAAACATACTGTTTATCGTCCGGAATTCGCTCACTACAGCTTATCCAACCATCCGGAGTTACCGGAGAGTTGCCAGCCTCATAAGCTGATTTCATCCAGTGCGTAAGCGTTTCGATGCTTACACATCCGCAATCAACGTCTATTTTTTCTTTTTGTTCTGACAACCATTCCTGGAATGACAGCTTGGCAGTCTGGCTTGCTGGCTCAATTCGTGGCAGGCCGATATATAGCGGTACATTTCCCGGCTCCATCGAATTGTCGGGACAAATAAACGTGTTACAACCATATTTAACGAGCTCAATTCCCACGGTGTCGATAGTGGCGAATGGTTCAGCGGTCAATGCAGTCAACGCAATCTCATAAACACGGCGCTCAATATTGTCCCGCACCTCCAGACTGCTGATACGTTCTTTAATTTCTTTAATTAGCTCTTTGTCGGTAAAAGCCGTCATGAGTTAACCCTTAATACTTTAAAAAGGGCGGACATCAGCAATCGGCAACTGATGCCGCTAATGACTAAACACAGCAAGGTTGTTATTCACAACTGGAAGCGCACGATCAAAGTTAAGTTTGATGACGATATCAAGTTGGCGGAAAATACGGATGGACTATTGCTCAGTGTCGTTCAATGTCGAGTGAGGACATTCGCCCTGCTCTCGTAACAGAGACAGAAGCATGGACACCCCCTCACGATGTGATGATTGATGAGTGTCGATCCCTGAATGATTGATGTTGTTAAACTCATACACCTTGCTCAAGGCAAAAGCCTGAACGATATTCCAGAATACCAATGGGTCTGTTTTCTGCGAATTATTCACTCTTTCAACAGAATTAATTGATTTGTCGTTTTCTGTTATATTGTGTTTGATGTTTTGTTGTCCTTTATTAAGGCGGCAATTTTGAATATGTTCCTCGTGCTTTTCATTGTCATAAGCATACATCCCGACAAAAACATCTCGCATGTTACGGGATATATTTTCCAGATTCGCCTTTGGTTCCTTTGTTAAATTTATCACCGATAAATGGTCTTTAAGCGTATCCGCAGCTATTTTCTGAATATCCTCTGGTAAATCTTTAAATTGCATAGTATACCCTCCAAGAACTGTGTATTTTCTCGTGAAATATGAGCGATATGTCGTGACGTCCCTGTCACAGATTTCATCACACTGAGAACGTGCCGATGAAGGTTAAGATATCTTCTTCTTCGAAACGCTCTTTCAGCAGGTCACGGAACTCTTTGGCAATTTCTTCTTCCGCAGCTTCAACACGCACGATACGTAGCACCAGAACAGGTTGTTCGCTTGTCAGAATGCTTAATCGCAGCGTGAATTCCCTGTTGCCCAGGCCCTCGTATGGGATGCATTCAAAGCGGAAAGTGGCAGGCATGATTTCTTTGCTTTTAGCCTCAACGGACTCCATGACTGAGCGGCTACCGCTGAAGTTTTGCTCTTCATATTCAGCACTGCGTTTTGCGTCGATGGTAAGACGACGGACAGCAGAGATCGCCTGTTTGATATCCAGCACATTACCGTCGCTGTCATAGGCTGTGAGGAAGTCGGCCCAGTCTTCCAGCCATTCAGCGAGAGATTTCTGGAGTTGTTTTTTGCCGTCCACGTCACGTAATGCGCGATATGGTGATGTGGCTTTCAGTTCCAGCAGTGCCTTGTTGTCAGCGTGTCCAGGTTGCTCCAGAGTGCCGATATTGAACACAGTGACTGCTTTCATCGTTTCCGCGTTAATGAAGCAGCGGGAGCACTCATCGGCATACCCTTTGCTGTATTCAACAAAGTCATCAATACTGGTTGTGGTCATGACTCCACGGAAACGAAAACGTTCTGTCATGAATCGTTCCAGACTTTCGATATTTACATTGTCCGGCAATAACGCAACAGGGCATTCCGTAAGCGGCAAATTTTCACCAGAAAAAGCAGTAGTGGTGAGTTTTACAATTTCTTTAATGGCATTGCTATCTAACTGAGACATGTATATTTACCTTTAATTTATGTATTTAGGGATAATGCGCGAGCGTTTTAAGGCGGGGATTATTCAGCGTAAAACAGCGTCATGTTGGCCCTGTTTATCAAAAAGCTGTCCCTGGTCTTTCTGGAACAAAGTAAGCTCACCACCTTTATTTACAAACATTGGTGTGTTAGTCGTATCTTCTTCTGATTTACTACCACGCATTGTCGGGCGTGTGAATTTTAGTTTATGGGAAACTGATACGCGATTTTCATCAAGTGAAGATAATTCGAATTCAACACATACCTTTCCTTTTTTGTTTGTGCTGTTTACGCCAAAGGCAACTTCACTTAATACCGCACCAAGTTTGTTAACAAATACCCCGCCGTCGAGGTCGTTAATGAAAACATTAACATCAGTTTGATGCTGGTTCATATTAATATCTCCGTGTAGAGGTGTGTTAAGGCTTCAGTTGTTCACTGCATTTAAAGCCTGGTTTTGTTTGTGAATTAAAAATTATCGCCACCGTACTGCCAGTAACCCGGGTCGTCCGTGTGATTCGGGTTTGCGTTTTTGCTGCGATTGTCTTTGTCTTTGAGAGTGGAAACCATATTTGCTACCGTTTCTGGTTTCTTTCCTTCAGCTTTTTCTTTCAGTGTCTGCCCTGTTTCTGCAATGAATGGAATGCGGATTTCCATCTGGTAACTGTCTGCGCCAGTCTTTCTGTTTGTGGTTAATACTTTCTGGAGCACTAACCCGATTTTCTTTCCGTGAAACTCAGGTGCAACATATTTACTGACGGAAACCATATGTTGCGTTAACTGCCCAATTCCTGTGCATCCCATCATGGCGTGAATAATGCTCGCCCCAAATTTATTTTCAGTGCCGTCATTCTTCTGAACACAAACACTGAGATATTGGATTTTCCGTCCGTCGTCGGATTCTCCAGAAAACTCAATGAATCGGGCACCTTTTTCTGATTGCTTGAGTTCTGCTTCGGTGATGTTAATGATATGCGCACCCGTTTCGGTAATAAAACCACCTTGTCCGGCGGTTAGTGCTGATTCTTCATTGTAAGTAAAAATTACATCATCCATTAGTTATTAACCCCCCCCCATTGTTCTCCAAATACAAAACCAATTTCCGCCAGTGCTTCGTCCATTTTGTCGATGAACTCCGGCACCATCTCATCAAAACTCGCCATGTACTTTTCATCCCGCTCGACCACGACATAATGCAGGCCTTCACGCTTCATACGTGGGTCGTAGTTGGCGAAGTACCAGGCGTCCTTGTCTGTAACCCACATGCTGAATTGCACCTGGGCCATGTAAGCAGGCTTGATAGCGTCAAAGCCGCCAAGCCGGAACTTCATGAAGTCGCGGGAAGTGAAGGGGCATTTAAGCTCAAGACCGTTACCGTCGCTGCATAAACCGTCGGGAGAGCAGGCGGTGCGCATGCTTTCGTCACGAAAAATTATTGGCGTTTCCGCGACGGTAACATCCGCGATAAATTCGAAGAGGGCACGGGCATCATCTTCGTATTGCTTTCCCCATGCGAGCGACTTAGCGTTAACTTCCGGTGCCACGCCAGTACAAACTTCAGCCAGCAGGGTGTGGAAGTATGACATTTTTGTATCAGGCCATTTGCTGCCTGAACGTGGTTTGGCTATGACGTTGTGAACTTCTGAAGCAGTGATAACACCGAGTCTCAGCTTGTGCCATCCATCATCGCCCTGGTCGAGGCTGGTAATATCCACGCCAGTTCGCTGGAGAATAATTTCTGGTGTCATGACACGGCCTCGCTGTTATTTTCCGTGGTGGCGTGAACTTTCGCTTCCGCCGTGGCCTTGTTTCTGACAGCTTTCTTTTTGACAAAATCCAGCGTTTTGACGGCTTCTTCCTGCGTGAGATCTTCATGTGATGCAATCGTGCGACGGAATGTTTTGGAACATACGGGGAGAAGGTCATCCCATTTCTTGTTGATTTCGGTGATTGCCTGAGTGATCTCATTGATAATCTCATCTGATGCGGGAGTGACGTCGCGCTCAGGGATGTGATCAGCATTCAGGATAATACCTTCACCGGCCTGAGTGTTCAGGTAGTCGATAGCTGTATCCAGGCGATCGCGACGGGGCCAGTATTTGCTGGCGCGTTTAACAATGGCTTTGCGGGCCATTTCATCCGGGAAGCTATCCCACGGGCTACTTCCTCCGTTATTTCCGGCTTTGCTGCACGCCCTGATGACCTCGATTTCCCTGTTGCTCATCTCTTCGGTCAGATAGTCGCCTTCGGATGTTTTTACGACACAATAACCGCCAATGCGTGCGCCCCTGTCGACGAATGGGTTGTATTTGTGCGTGGGGGCGCAGTCAATACCGTTGGACTCGTAAATGTCCTTCTCGTAAACAAGTTTGCATTGCCCCCACTGAATGGCTCCTGTGACCTGTGCCAGATGCAGAAGCCCCATATAACTGATATCCAGGCATACAGCCTTTTTTCGTGGGACCAGATACGCCAGCTTGCTGGCCGGGTTCAGGGTTATGCCGATGGCGGCAACATTGATGATAGCGTTCTGTGCGCTGGGCAGATTTGCCCGTGCTGTGTCAGCCAGAAAGGCATTTTTCTGGAATTGCTGAATTGCAAACTGACTTTCCTTCGCCCATGTCAGCGTCGGTTCAGTTAATGCCTCGCAGAAAAAGCGCTCCTGCTGCTTAACAAATTCAACGATATCGAACATTTTTTGGTCCTGAAAATCAGAAAGGACAGGGGGAGAATTTTCTCTCCCATTCTTCTTCCGCCCGAGCATAGGCGATCGCTGAGATATAATCGTTGTACGCCTCTTCAGCTTTTTCGCCAGTGAGTGCCAGTTGGGCTTCTTTGGGTAAAAAAAGGCTGCTCATAAGCAATGGTTTATCGGGGAACATGCTGATAAGCTCCTGCGCCCGATCATCAATCCATTTATCCTTTTCATCCTGAATTTGCTGATTAATCCAGCGACGCTCCTCTATGCGGTCGCAGGTGAGGTATGCGTTCATGGCGGAACTCCTGATTCCGGTTAATGCATTAAATTAATTTGTCGGGAAAGCTGACATACAGGGCAGTTACATTCTTCCTCCTGCTCCTTAGCGAAGAAATATGCAGCGGCCTGTAATGCGATGTCTTCTGGATGTTCTGCGATAAACATAACATTGCCTTCCGTATCAATAACAGAAATAGCCTCATCAGACAGGACGACAAAATAGGCGATGATTTTATCATCCATAAAAACTTCTCCCATTATCGTTCCTGCTGGAGTTACGACGCTTTTTACATTGATATTTATTTTTTGATTGAGCATGATATTTCCTTTCAGGCTGGTGAGATTAACGGTTGGCCTTTATTGTTCAGGTAAATTTCTATTGCATCTGATATAATGCGAATTTTTTCAATCAGTGAATGAGCGTAAAGTGCATTATTAACGTTCGCTGACGCCATGTAATAACGCCCGTTGTAAAGAATTGCTGTGCCGGGTTTAACGTCCTCGCGAGAAACTAATGCGGTTCCGTAGTGAGGTTTGAGCATGACAAATCCTCCGGTTAATTAATCCAGATATTTAATTTAATCCCCGATATGTGGTCGGGGATGGGGTTAATTAAAGATTAACGTTGAAACCAAAGCGGGAAGACTTTTCCGATGTGCGGGAAATATCCAGCAATTTACGGCGCATTTCTTCCGTCAGATGTTTGAAGGCGTTAAATTCAGCGACAGCTGCGTCGACGTTATAGCCCTTGCTGTGTAGCTCGTTGAGGATGCGCATAGTTGGGCTTGGCATATCGAAGAGCACGGAAGCATCAAGGCTGATAACCTTGCGATCAACATAGTTCATCGTGGCATAGGGGTGATGCTCTGAAAACCACGACAAAGGGAAATTGATATTCATCGCAGGAGAAGACAGGGCCAGTTGTTTCTGTTCCCATAGTTGTTTTTCCATGCGATCGAATTCAGCAATGTAGGCTTCCTTGAATGCAGCTGCTTTTTTGCCGGTGAAGCCCATCACCAGAAAAACGAAGCCGTTTTTGGTGATTTGGTACATTGGGAGTTTGCGCCCGGTTGAGTCGGTGTATTTACTCGACACAAAATTGTGTTCAGTAAATTCAATCGAACATTCCAGATTGCGAACTTTATCAATTACACGTTCGTGTCGTTTGTCAAAGAAATTTGCAATAGCAACAGATGTTGTGACGGCACGACCATTCTGAATGGTGATTTCAGGTTGAGAAAGGGCAGGGATAGTAGCCATAATGGCAGCCTCCTTGATTGGTGATTGAGAACCACCGCAGGAGGTCCTAAGCTCGCTGGCGGTGGACTGTACAGGGTTAGGACTACTGGCAATCAAGGGAACCAGCCCGACCGAAGTCGGCCCCATACAGCCCACCATTGATAAGATGTGCGTGTATGTCGATACAAAAAAAGACGCTGGCGCGTCTGTATCGCCTCGATTGTCAGCGGGGTCCTAATCCCGACACCCGTTTTATGAGGTGCTCGCCCAATATAGCCCCGACATCACACGCAGTCAATACCGTCCTTTCTCGGAAATGCTTTGGCGATGTGGCAGGTGGGAGACCCATTTCGACCCGATTCGGCCTACTTATCTTCAGCAATAGTCCCTCGGGCCTCGCCGCTTTACGTGCGACATATTCCCGTCCATGAACCCTTCACCACACCCCAAAACATTCCCTGTATTGGTCAGCGCCAACTTCCTGCCAGTGTTGCCCGTTCTCACGCCGTTCTCGCTCTCGCGCGGGGATACTCTCTCATCGACCGGATCGCACCCGATGATACAGCACGTTTACGTGTAGGGGTCTAAACAGGTCATTGACGCTGTAAAGCTCCAGATTGTTAAAGAGCATTTTGCGGCGGGTTAAGTCGCGCCGTACGACTGATTTATGTAGCCCTGTGTAAGGGCGCGATGTTTCTGGCTTGAAATAAATATAACTTGCGGTGATTTTTGTGTAAATACCGTTGGTGGTTATTGTGGGCAAAAAAATATTACTTAACTGATTTTTAAAGTGATTTATTTTTGAAGGGGACAGATAGCAGGAGGGGATATGCAAAGAAAAACCCGGCGCATGGGCCGGGCTATTTATCTGGTCCTGTACTCATTCAGTAGAGTAGGGGCCAAGAAATCGCACTCCGTTGAAGTGAATAAGATGAGAAGGTGCATCAGCCACCCATACCTCTGTTTCCCATGCGATTTCACCAAGATATCGTCCCATGATGGAGCGATTTGGAAAAGCGGTCACATAGACAAGTCCGGCTGTTGATCCGGCAAACAGCCTGGCAAGCTCAGCATGCCGCTTCCCATCAACCGGTCCATGACTGGTGACAGACTCAACCAGTAGCAGCCAGTTTTTCGCAGTAAAATGTAGCACCACATCTGGCATTTTACCGTGTGAATCCACATCAACACCTAGCCTAGGCCCTGGCTAAGGCTTTGGTAGTTCAAACATGATGCACAGCCTGAATGACAACACCTGAAGCCAGTGGTTGAATGGCAAATTGCACACAAAAACAGTTAACAGGCTAATTATTGAGATTCTAAGTATCTAGCTACCCCTCTCACCCCCCTTGATGGCTTTGACATCCTCCACGCCCCAAAGGACGTGAAGGATGTCAAATCACTCTGTGAGCTCAATCAAAAGTCTCATCATTCCACTGCGACTTGATGACCTTTCCGACAAACTGGCAGTTTTCGTTACACTCAATCATCTCGAATCGTGGGTTGAGCGGCTCCAGGTACGCTTTACCGCTCTCACGAATGAATCGTTTGAAGGTAAATTCATCGCCGTTCATTCGGGCCACGCAAAAATCGCCATCCTCGATTTCCCGTTCAGGGTCAACGAGTATCAGCATACCTTCAGGGAAGCTGGGTTTACCACCCTGCGGTGCGGTCATTGAATGCCCCTTGACCTCCAGCCAGAACGACCTGTCACTGGCTTTTGTGGTGGTGGAGATCCATTTAATCGCATCTTTTGCGGTGTACGAAATATCATCCATTGAGAATGCGCCAGCTTGTACGCAGGAGAGTAACGGATATTCGTAAGCGGGGACACGAGTTAATGGCTCTTCAATTGCGAGCGCCATTTCTGCAATAGATTTTGCCAGGCTGGGACTGAAATCACCAACCTTTACATTCAGTATCTTAGCAAGCTGTGCTGCGTGGCTGGCATTTATGGCGTTGATGCCAGCCATTAGCTGATTAACAGCGCTTTGAGTAACACCTAATTCATAGGCTAATGACTCCTGAGATAAGCCTAACTCTTTCTTTTTCGCGTTAAAAATACTTTTCAGACGCTTAGCATCTTCCAGTTGTTCAGGGGTTAACGGTTTCTTTTTCATGTTCATACCATATCACCTTTGGTTATATTTATTGAAATATCAGCGGTGTTGACATTTTAATAACTGTGCGTAATGATATGGGCATTTTGAAGGAGTCAGTTATGGCGATGAAAAAAGAGACCCTGGCTGATTACGTATACAGGTTCGGTCAGAAGAAAGCCGCTAAGGACTTTGGTGTGGCGCAGAGCGCGATCAGTAAAGCGCTTCTCGTCGGACGTGAAATTTACGTCAAAACCTTTGATGACGGCAGAGTTGAGGCGGAAGAGGTTCGACCGTTCCCTGCGTTCGTAAGAGGCGATGATTAATCCTGGACACACAGCCCATCGGAGGTGTGAGTGAACAGGCAAATCAAAACGGTTATGCCCGAGCAGTACTGTGATGCTGATCGGGACTGGATACAGGAGCAATTGTTACAGCTAGACCCGACCACCAGGGTAAAAATTGCAGCAGAGTACGCGAGAGTGTACCAGGAAGAGTGGGACAAGGAGCCTGTATCGTTCAGGAAGGGCAACAGGGCAAGACGGAGCGCCAACACCCGGTTACGGGTGTATGTCCAGAAGTACGCGAGAGCCAGCCGTGGCTGGATGCTTTCGCCAGTAGCGGTACGGAAGTTTCCCCCGACACCATGATGGCGGTTAGTTGCGTCAGAAATAGTTACGTATGCAACTAATTTCCTGAAAGGAAGAGAGGAGGGGGGTTGGGGGGTGGAGTCGTTGGAAAGGCCTGTATCCCTTGGCCTAGGCCAGAAGGCAGGTACATAGGTTAGGTAGATCACTGTATAAGAGCGCGATAGTTTCTGGTGAAATGATTATCAAGCTAATTATTGAGTGATAAACTATGTCAGCAGCAACAAAATCGACACTGATCCGTACACTGAGCACTGTACCACTGAGAACAGAGGACCGTTACAGCTTTCTGGCTGATGTTGTAACGATCCTTAAGTCACAGGGGATGCATGTGGCAAGAGATGTCACCGTAAGAATCGATGGCAGAAATTTCCGTGTTGATATTCTCGCAACAGCAAAAACTGGTGGGAGTGTGGCTATCGAGATCGATCGTAGCTCTCCGCGACCCCGCTCAGTCATGAAATTGCGTGAATTGGCACGTCGTGGCACTGAAGGCTTTGTGTTGCTTCGAATGCCAAAGAAACTGACCAGTTATAGCGATGCTGGGATCGATATCATCCCGGCGAATGGCAAGGGGGCGTCATGCTGAAAATCACCCCAAACTTTGCTCAGGAGCGCGGTTTAAACCAGCTGCGGCACCAGTGGAAACAGCATCGCACGTACCTGATGTATGCACCCACTGGCTCTGGCAAAACTGGTCTTGCAGCATTCGTCACTGCCGGAATGGTTGAACGTGGTATGCGGGTGATGTTTGTCTGTCCGTACACCATCCTGCTGAACCAGACAGCGGAACGTTTCACCGAATACGGTTTGCCGTGGGAAGAAATCAGTTTTGTATGGCGTGATCACCCTAACTATGACCCGTCACGACTGATTCAGATTGCCAGTGCCGACACGCTGATCCGTCGTGAGTTTCCTGACAACATCGATCTGCTGATCATCGATGAAGCACACATGAAGCGTCGTGCGTTACTTGAGGTTATCCGGGACAGAGACATCAGGGTTCTTGGACTTTCCGGCACCCCGTTCGCAGCCTGGATGGGGAAGTACTACGAATGCCTGATCAAGCCTACAACGATTCGTGAACTTATTCAGCGTGGTGATCTGAGCGATTACGAGTTTTTTGCCCCCTCAATGCCTGATCTGGCTGGCGTAAAAACCAGTAACACCGTATTTGGACGGGATTACAACGAGGAGCAGCTCGCATCCATCATGGGGAGTTCGGATCTGGTTGGCGATATCGTTCGCAACTGGCTTGAGAATGGCGAGGATTTGCCGACGATCTGCTTCTGCGTGAATGTTGCGCATGCGAATTTTGTTACCCGTGAGTTTTTACAGGCCGGTATTGGTGCAGAGGTGATGACGGCAGATACCCTCCATGATGAACGACAGGACATCATTCGCCGTTTTGAAGAGGGCGCGACCAAAATAATTGTCAACGTTGGTGTACTGGTTGCGGGATTTGACAGCGATGTTCGCTGCCTGATCTACGCCCGTCCGACAAAATCAGAAATCCGTTGGTTGCAGTGCATAGGTAGAGCGTTACGTACAGCCCCAGGTAAAAAACGTGCGTTGATTTTTGACCATTCTGGTACGGTTCATCGGCTGGGCTTCCCCGAGGATATCGAGTATGACGAACTGCCGGGTAAAAATGACGGAATGAAAGCGTCTGCTGGCGGTGGCGAGGTTAAGGCTGAGAAACTTCCCAGAGAATGCCCCAAATGCCACTTCATGAAGCCTGCTGGTGTACACATGTGTCCCAAATGTGGGTTTCGTCCTCTTGGTGGCGATGATGTGGCAACAGACCGCGATCGAAAACTCTCTCGCGTAAACAAAGGGAAACGCGAATACAGTCGCGAGGAAAAGCAGCGTTGGTGGAGTGAGATCAAGGGGTATCAGAATTACCGCAACGCGACGGGTAAACCCCTGAGTGACGGATGGTGCGCTCATACCTACAAGGAGAAGTTCGGTGTGTGGCCTAAAGGCTTCAGTAATGCGCCGCTGCAAACCTCAGTTGAAGTGTACAACTTCATCAGGTCAAAGACCATTGCCTATGCCAAAGGGCGCAAGAAAGCCATGACAGGAGGCCAGCATGCAGACTAAGAAGGCAGCGGCCGGGCATTGGGGGAGAATTTTTGAATATTACGGCATGCCTCCTGTTACTGGCTTGAAACATTATAGCGGCCCCTGCCCGATATGTGGTGCCAGAGGTAAATTTCGCTGTGATGATAAGGATGGTTCCGGTTCATGGATTTGTGTCTGTGGTCACGGGGACGGGATGAATCTGTTGCAACTTGCCACGGGTAAGCCCTGGGTGACGTTGTGTGATGAAATCGATCGGCTGATCGGAAATACCTGGAAGAGGGAGAAAGTCAGCCAGCCTGTAACAGAGATAAGCAGAAAGCGGGAGCTGGTCATAGATAAGTTTGCCGGACTCCCGTGTCTGCGGGGTACAACAGGTGAGGCGTACCTGCAGGGGAGGGGAATACTCCAGTTACCGACCGAATCCGTGCGTTTTTGTGACCGTCAGATCGCCAGCGGGCGCGAATATCAGGCAATTTACGCCATTGCAACAGATGACAAAGGTTCTCTTTGCTATCTGCATCGTACGTTGCTGGATGGTGATCGCAAGGCGAATGTAGAGGCGGCTAAAAAAATGACCGCGCTACAGGAGTTGCCTGGTTTGCAGCATGCCAAATCGGTGGCAATACGCCTGTATCCGGTGTCGTCCACTCTGGGGATAGCCGAGGGTATCGAAACTGCGCTTTCATGCCGTCAAATCTTCCGCTGCAATGTGTGGTCAACAATGAACTCCGGTTTTATGGAGAAGTTTATTGCGCCACCAGGCGTTAATCACCTGATTATCTTTGCAGACAATGATGAGCACGGCGCAGGTCTGGCGGCTGCCTTTAAATGTGGGCATAAGAATCTCATGAGTCGTAATGACGTTGAGAAGGTCAGCATTCGCTGGCCTGACTTGCCGGATTTTAACGACATGCTCATTCAGGGGTGTGAAGCCCGTGAACATGTGTTGACGCGCAAATTCAAAGCGGAGGCTGCCTGATGGAAATAGAGATGATCAAGGCGGCTAATGGCGTATTTGTACCGGCGTATGAGCGCGATTTACCCCGACTGGCAAAATTTAAAAACGGTGAGCTGTATACACTGGAAGCAAAACTTACCCGTAACCCATCTTTTCACCGGAAGATGTTCGCTTTTCTTAATTTCTGCTTTCAGTACTGGTGCGCTGAACATGCTGGATACGAATTCTCTGATGAAGCGACGCAGTTTGATGAGTTTCGTAAAAATCTGACAATTCTTGCCGGGTTCTATGATGTGGTCACAACCATAAGAGGCGAGGTGAGATATCGGGCAAAAAGCCTGAGTTACGCGAATATGGATCAGGATGAGTTTGAACGTTGCTACAACGCAATGATTAATGCCGCGTTAAAGCATGTGTTTGGGCGCTCAAACAGCCCTGAACTGAATAACCGCCTGCTGTCGTTTTTCTGAGGTGATGATGAAGCAACGTAAACCCAAAAAATGCAAAGTGTGCGGCTCCTCGTTTGTGCCGTTCCGCTCATATCAGATAGTTTGCTGTGGTCAGTGCGCACTGGAACTGGTCAGAAAAGAAAAGGCGATAACTTCAGCAAAAGAGCAGGCAGACAAGCTGAAAGCGCGCAGGAGGGACTTACAGCCCCGCAGTTACTGGATTAAGCAGGCACAACAGGCTGTGAATGCTTATATCAGGGAGCGGGACCGTCATTTGCCGTGTGTTTCATGCGGGACGTTAGATTCAGCCCAGTGGGATGCTGGTCATTACCGTACAACAGCTGCGGCACCTCAGCTCAGATTTGATGAACGCAATATCCATAAGCAATGCGTGGTGTGTAACCAATACAAAAGCGGAAATCTCGTTCCGTATCGCGTCGAACTGATTAACCGCATCGGGCAGGAAGCAGTAGACGAAATCGAATCAAACCATAGTCGCCACCGCTGGACTGTCGAAGAGTGCAAGGCGATCAAGGCAGAGTATCAACAGAAACTTAAAGGCCTGCGAAACAGCAGAAGTGAGGCCGCATGACGTTCACCGTAAAAATCATTCCTGACATGCTTGTTGAGGCATATGGAAATCAGACCGAAGTGGCCCGAATACTGAACTGTAATCGTGCCACGGTCAGAAAATATATTGGCGATAAAGAAGGCAAACGGCACGCCGTCGTCAACGGTGTCCTTATGGTCCATCGTGGATGGGATAGGGGTAAAGACTCTGATGCGTGATATTCAGCAGGTGCTTGAACGCTGGGGCGCATGGGTGGCCAATAATCATGAGGATGTGAGCTGGTCGCCCATTGCCGCCGGATTTAAGGGGCTGATCCCGTCAAAGGTTAAATCACGGCCTCAGTGTACCGATGACGATGCGCTGATTATCAGCAATTGCATGGCGCAACTGAACGTCAACAACAGCGATTTGCATGATTTTCTGTATGATTATTATGTGTTCGGGATGACGCTTATGTCACTGGGCCGTAAGCATGGGCGCTCTGATTGCTGGGCCGGGCGGGTACTGCAAAAAGCAGAAGGTGTTATTGAGGGGATGTTGATCATGCAGGGAGTAAAGCTGGAAATGGACAGGTACGTTGAGCGTGAACCATCAGGATCACAGGCCAGTCAGTTTGCCGGACGTGCGGGAAATTGAAAGCGCGAGTTTTTACTGTAGAATAGCTGCGGGTGCTTGAGGCTGTCTGCCTCGGGCATGCAGCCGTAAGGCAGACAGAGAAAAGCCCCAGTTAACATTACGCGTCTTGCAGGACGCTTAACATTAATCTGAGGCCAAATCTATGACTTACAAACTTAGGTTAGCCTCTTACGTGCCGAAAGGCAAGGAGAAGTAGGCTATGAAGCAGCAAAAGGCGATGTTAATCGCCATGATCGTCATCTGTATTACCGTCGTAGTGATAGCACTGGTAACGAGGAAAGACT